AGCAGTGGTTCGTCTGGAACTTCTGGTGGTACAGGTTCATCTGGCACTTCTGGTAGCAGTGGTTCGTCTGGAACTTCTGGTGGTACAGGTTCATCTGGCACTTCTGGTAGCAGTGGTTCGTCTGGAACTTCTGGTGGTACAGGTTCATCTGGTACTTCTGGTAGCAGTGGTTCGTCTGGAACTTCTGGTGGTACAGGTTCATCTGGCACTTCTGGTAGCAGTGGTTCGTCTGGAACTTCTGGTGGTACAGGTTCATCTGGTACTTCTGGCAGCAGTGGTTCGTCTGGAACTTCTGGTGGTACAGGTTCATCTGGTACTTCTGGCAGCAGTGGTTCGTCTGGAACGTCTGGTGGTACAGGTTCATCTGGAACTTCTGGTAGCAGTGGTTCGTCTGGAACTTCTGGTGGTACAGGTTCATCTGGTACTTCTGGCAGCAGTGGTTCGTCTGGAACTAGTGGTTCTTCAGGAACTAGTGGATCTGGAGTTTCGGGTGGAACAGTTAATACAATTGCAAAATATTCTGGAGCAAACTCTTTGACTACATCATCTATTACTGATGATGGAACTGTAGTTACTACTACTAATGCATTTCAATTAGAAGGAATTAGAGAAACTTTTTCATCCGTATCTCCATCGACAGGTGTTGTAACAGTTGACTTGAATAATGAAACTGTTGTAAGACTAACTTTAAATGCAAGCGTTACAAGTTGGACGATAAGTAATTTAACTGCTGGTAAAATTAGCAGTTTTACTCTCATTACAGTTCCAAACGGATCTGTATACACAATAACTTGGACATTTGGAGGTGTTGCTGTTAAGTGGGCAGGTGGTACAGCACCAACATTAACGACAACAAATGGTAAATTTGATGTATTTAGTTTTATATACGATGGTACTAACTGGTACGGTTTTAATGGAGGGCAAAATTTCTAATTTTTATGGCGACAAAAGGAGCAGGTAGATCCCCATTAATTAGAGTAAAATCATCAGGCGGTGGTGGGCTATTTTCATTTAGTAGCTTTACATTCACAAACGCTAGTGTTTCAGGGAGTGCAGGTCCATCATATAGTACTTATCAATCTGTATATGATACTGCTGCTAATCCATGGCTAACTAACACTGCTTATTTTAATTGTTTAACAGATGGTTATCAATTATTTACTATACCTCAAACTGGCACATATAGAATTACTGCTCAGGGTGCAGCTGGTGGAGCAGCAACAGCTTATTCTGGTTATGGGTATGCGGCTTATATACAGGCAACATTTGCGCTAACTCAAGGGGCTAAATATTTATTTATTGTTGGTCAGAAAGGAAGTACTGTCACAAGTCCTTGCAGTTCTCCTGTAGGATCTGGTGGTGGTGGTTCCTTTTTTATATCTCAAGGAGGTTCAGTGTTATTAGCAGTAGGTGGTGGTGGTGGAGGTTCTTCTACTAGTGCTAATGGAAACCAAAATGCTTCTCTTAGTAACACCGGAAATAATGGGTCCGCAGGAGGTGCTGTAGGTGGAACTGGTGGAACTAATGCAAATGGTGGAAATATATCCAATATAGGTTGTGTAGGTGGAGGGGGCGGTGGAGGTGGAATAAGTTCTGCTGGGGGTAACGCATCCAGTGGTGGTTTTGGTGGTAAATCTTATGGTTTTGGTTTCAATGGGGGAGATCCATCCGCAGCCGGTGGTGCGTATGGTGGTTTTGGTGGTGGTGGTGGCTCATCCTTCTATTGTGGTGCTGGTGGTGGTGGTTATTCAGGTGGTGGTGGTGGTAGTGTTAATACATGTTCCTGCGCTGCTTTAGGGTGCGGTGGTGGTGGTGGATCTTTTCTTAACTTTGCAGCAACATTAATAGATCAATCTGCTGCATATAATTGGCTATATGATGGCAGCATTTTACTCGAAAAACTATAAAATAATTAATAATTTTTAAAAAACTATGAAAGTAGCAAAAATAATAAATAATGAATTTCTAATTCAAAGTATATACGAAATGTTTCCTAATATATCTTTTCCAGATATTGGTGTGCCAGATTTATTCTTAGAAGAAAATAGTTTATATAGAGTTATTGATTCAATATCTTATAACCCAGAAACACAAATATTTCGCTTGCTTGAAAAACCATTATTAATAGACAATACTGTTTACACTGTTGAGATAATTGCAAAAACAACTGAAGAAATCAAATCAGAAAAGCTTTTAAAAGTTAGAAAGTTTCGCGACGATCTTTTAAACATATCTGATATTTATGTTACTATTGATAGGTGGGAAACATATTCGGAAGATAAAAAAAATGCTTGGAGACAGTATAGACAGGATTTAAGAGATTTACCTCAGACAATTCAAGATTTAGATAATATAAATTGGCCGATAAAACCAGGTACAAACAACAATCAGACAATTCAGGATTTAATTAATATAAATAGCTAATAAAACTAGAGATTGCAAACGAAATAGTTCGAAAAATGAATAAAAAAGTGTAAGTATAATATATGGTAACTTACAGCGTACATGATTTAGCTGACGAAATATTCGCAAATGAATTTGATTATGATAGCGGATATGCTCAGTTTTATTATATTTCAGGTTGGCTTGCTAATAATGTTGGTTTATTAAATACTAAAATATATAGCCAGTATTCTGTACAAGATTCTAATTTCATACCAACAGGAGCTTTTCAGCAAGAAGAAAGAGCAATATATAAACAAATGTATTTATACGAGTTTTATACAAAAAAGACTCGTCAGGTATTGAGAGGAATTGATAGTTCGGTTGATTTCGTAACTTTGCGCGAAGGAGATAGTATGATTACTCGTACAAATAAAAATGAATTAGCCAAAACATATCGTGGACTTGCAAATGATGCAAGAGAAGAAATGGAAAGGTTAGTTACAAGTTATAATATTTATCAAGCCGTTCCTGTGCAAGTAGCTGGTGAAGATGGTTCGCCAATATATACTGGGTCTGGATATTTTTATTATCCGTATGGATATGGAAATCCATAAATAAAAAAACCCCAGTCTTTCGACTGGGGTTTTTTGTTAGTTATTTTTAGTAATTCTTTCCAGTGCCAAGCTTATAGTAGTTATTAAGAACACCACTTGTTAGCGCAGCGCCTGTTGTATAAGAACCACTCATGAAGATACCGTTGTTTGTATCATTAGCTCCACCGATTTGAACACTATAAGTCAAATCGACAGTTTGGTTTCCACCAATATCAGTTGAGAAGTTTTCAGAACTCAAAATAGCACCTTTAATTTGATATACTATTTTTGGAGTAACTGTTCCGCCAACATCAGCGCATTGATTTAGAGTTACAGTAAAGTTTTTCTTATCAGCAGCGCCGCAAAGCTGATCAAAGATATCAGCTTCTTGTAGTTCATTAACAATAGCGTTAATAGTTATATCCATATTTAATGGAACTTCTAAAACGCGAGCGAAACCGAATACATTTCCAAGTCTTTGAAGAACTGTTCTAGTTAGAGGAATAGTAAAAGCAAAACTTTGAATATGAGCTTTATTTCCAGCTTCATCTAGTTCAGTAAATCCATCGTTAACTGGTAAAGAAAGAACAATATCACCAGGACGGAGAGCAGAAACCGAACTTACTCCTGTTGTATTATTTCCAGTACCGATAACATATCCTCTATTATCTCCTGTTAAACGAGTTGCTGGGGTTTGAGTATAATCTATTGCAGGAGATCTTCCAGTTAAAACAGTTGAGCCATTATCAAGTAATTGAGTTTTATTTACATCACTCTTTATATTGAAAGCTTCAACAGTTACACTGGCTGTTGGAATGTTTCCAACAGAAGCGTCTAGACTATATTCTGTAACAAATCCATTGCCTACAGCAATAACAGAATTACTAGCGCTAGATAAATTAGCACCTACAACATCCTCACCTTCATCTACGGTTATGATATAATAATTATTACCTTGAGTATCTATCATTAAACCAGAAATGGCACTAGCATTACTAACGCATTGAAGATCAGCGGTTGAACTTCTTCCAGAAAAATTGAATCCCATCAATCTTTCATTTAAGCCATCAGTAACATAATAACTGAAATCCAAGCCTACTGTTGGAGTATCATTTACAATACTATCAATACGAGCTAGTTGACCTAGTTCGTTGATGTCTTGACGATTAATTGTAAAATTGAAATTACAATTTTGTACTCTGTCAAGTTTATAAAGAAGGCTTATACCGCTGGCTAATTGGCCAGTTGTATAAGCTGATGTAGCTACTGCGTTTTCAGCTATTGTAGCGCCACTGACTTGAATACCAGTGCTGTTTGGAGCTATGTATAAAGCCTGACTTTGATAAATTACGCGATTTCTTGCCATATTTTTTTATTTGTTAAAATGTTAATTATTTTTACAGTGTATGGGCTATTTTGTGAAATTATAATCTTGGGTATCTAATGTTGCCTATATTCCAATCGATAAATCCAATATGAAGAATTGGATTAAGTTCTTTTACAACATCATCTTTTATTTTAGATGTTGTTACGTCATATATGTAGCATTTTTTATCTGTATGTTGTTTGTTGACATCAATATAATTATAACCAGTAGGATACAATCCCGTCTTTAAATTATTATATTCACCCAATGGGTGATTAGTCATTGGTATGATATTGAAATTAGTGTTATATGTGTCGGCAAATGCGCTTAGAACACCGTCTAATTGATAAAGATTTTCTGCAAACACAACCGCTTTCATTCGTACTCTTGTTTCGTCTTCACCACCAAGCGCAAATCCATTATTATCTATATTTTCTATTGATATAAATGCACAAGGTGTAACTGGATTATATGGAGGCACATATGTTTCACTAACTGTGAATCTACTATTAGTAACATATTTTCCTTCGATTATTAAATTATCTTCAGGCTGATCTGTTATGTAACTATTTATTTCTTTTACAGTATATGTACCAGTTATATTTAGATTTTTAGAAACTCCACTATTAAAAACTATGCGCCCATTGTCGAAATCAATATACATGCCGCTCGTTCCAGTTGGTACAAAAGAATTATTAATTAAAAATCCAGAAGGTATAGAAATTCCTGCTACACTATTGTCATATGCCCATTGTTTATATGGACTACCATAAACAACTTTATTATCGCCAAGTCGCGCATCAGTATAATTATATAATTTTGTAGTATATGTTTGAAAAGCTTCAGCTTTTCTCATTAAATGATTATCAAACCATAAGAAAAAACTATTTGTTATATTATGTGAAAATGCTGGGATCATAAAATTGTATCCTTAGATAAATCTTGAATTTTTTTTGTGTATGAATTTATAAGATATGATATGTATTTTGTATTCTTAAATCTAACTCCATTTCTTATGGGTGTTTGAGATTGAATGCCTAATCCAGATCTGCTATTCTTAGTTTTTTTAATATAATATCCCAATCCTGATATTCCTAATTCTATGCCTTGTGACCAACTGCGTCCAGTTGCCCAAGGCATGGGAGTCACTTTAAAAATATCTTTGGCAGTTGGAAATTCAACAGAGAAGACCAATTCGCCTTTACTATTTGTAGTATGTTTTAAATTAATTTTTTTTAATTCTTCACGAATAGGATTTAGTGGATTGTCGCCACTTTCAAATCCTATAAATGAATAAAGATTTGTAACACCATCAAGCGTATTGGAAATATTGCTGGCAGTTATTCCGCCATTTATTTCTTGCGTGACAGGATGGTTTTCAAACTCTTCAATAATTTCTTGTTTAATTTTTTCAATTTGTTTTTGAAGTTGTGAATAAACATATTGTATATAATTGTTTTGTTTCACTAACTGTTCGGCAATTTGATTTAGATCTGCTGAATCAAGTTTTGTCATTTTTAGGGATCAGGTTTGAGATATAATGTATAATATTGTACATCAAATAAGCCATGAGGTCTAAATGTAGAATTAAGAACATATCTTTTACCGTCAACATCAAAACGGCGAGCGTCTTTGACGTAATCATAAGCGTCTTGATCGATCTTTAATCTTACAGTTCCAACTACAGCTTCTAGTTTTATTTGAGAATTTAATCCTTGTTCACTCCAATATTTTTTACCAACGTCATCTTGATATTGAATTCTTGCTTTGAATGTTTTATAAACAGGTGTATTTATTATTGAAGTAGTTTGACCAGCGGTCTTATACAGCGGATTATAATTAGGGTCCGTTATGATAACAACTGTAGAGGCTTCTTTAAAAACAGTTATTTCACGGGCAAAAGTTTCATGTATATCATCAAAGACAGCCGCCAAAGCTGCTTTTTCAGTAGAAGTTAATAAACTAGTTCCCATAATTAGAATTTAAACACATTAAAAATACAATATTATAAATATGTCTAAGTACATTTACACATTTAATATCGAAAAGGTCGCAAAAATTACAGAAAAAAGACAAGAAAAGTATACTGATGAAAACGGTGTTGAAAAAGAGCGCACTATTTCAGAAATGGTAGATAAGACAATTCCTGTTGAAATTTTAATAAAACAACCAAATAGAAAGCAAATTCAAGAAGCTGAAATGGTGTTTTCTATCGAAATGAGTAAATGTATCAAGCAAGGCGTATTAACGAAAGCGATGTTGCTTAATAAATATAGTGATACAGGTGGGTTAGTAAATCAAAAAGATTCAGACGAACTGAACGCTGGATATGAAAAATATGGTCAACTTCAAATTGAGATAGTAAATCTTAACTTGAAGCCTGAATCGGAAAGAACTCAAGAAGATAAAGATTTAATATCATTAAAACAATCTGAATTGATAGATGTAAGAAGAGAAATCGTAGAAAGAGAAACTAGTTATTTAAATCTTTTTAATCACACAGCAGATACAAAAGCACAAAATAGATCAATTCTATGGTATGTTTTAAGTTTAAGTTTTTATAAAGATCCAAGTAAGAATCAAGTTGATTATCTTCCAATATTTCCTGGAAAAACTCTAGAAGAAAAAGAAGAATATCTTTATTCTTTAGAGGAAAAGGAAGATGAGATATACACTAAGACTTATAATAAATTAGCTAGTATTATTAGTTTTTGGTTCTTTACTGGCAAGATCGATAAGGAAGAATTTGATAAGATTCTTGCTGGACAATAATGGATTACACTTTAGATTATAAAAAAAGTTTCAGAGATATTTGCCAAGGCTACACCTTAATAAATTGTAGCTTTGGCAAATTATATTTTAAACATATAAATATTTCTGATCAAGTTTTACTTGATGAGTCAAAAGAGGATTATTTAAAAGAAGCTAAAAATCGTGGTATACCAACTATTGAAGAGTCTTTAATAAATTTAAAAGAAGAAGGTTATTGGACAGATGTTGATGAGAGAGCCATAAAACAAGAAGAAGTTTTTTTACATAAGATTACCGAGCAGAAAAAAAACACTTATCTTAAATCTCAAATAGATATATTAAATAAACAGCTAAACGACTCTTTGCTTAAAATAAATGAATTAAAAAATAAAAGAAATTCTTATCTTGGTAATACTTGCGAACATTACGCCGAACAAAGGGTAACTGAAGAGTTTCTTAAATTTACAATATATAAAGATAAAAATTTAGATACACTTTTTTATCTAGAAGAAGAGTTTGATAATATAAATTCAGATAACTTATCTGAACTTATTAAAATATATAATTCAATATTAAATAATTTTTCTGATTCTAAAATTCAGAAATTAGTTTTAGAAGATTTTTTTAGTTATTACATGCCATATTGTGAAGATCCTATACATTTTTATGGAAAACCTATTATAAATCTTACATATAATCAGTTGCGTTTAATATTATATGCAAGATATTTTAAGAATATATTGTCTACAAATGATAAGATTCCAGAAAATTATAAGAAAGATCCAGATAAGTTAATAGATTATGTAAATGCAAATGAAAAAGCTAAAGAAAAAATGCAACAAAAAGATAATCAAGCTACATCTATTGTTGGAGCTACAAAAGAAGATTATAAATACATTAATATGGATAAAGGAAATACAAAAAATGTAAGTTTGGCCGAAGAAGCTAAAAAGAAAGGTGGCAGTTTAGATATGAAGGATTTAATGAAATTAATGGGTGTTGAGTAAAATTAAGTGTAATTATTTGATATATGTCAGTACAGATTAACGTCCAAGCGAGTCAATCGGCATTAGCTCAGAGCATATCGCAAGGTGTGGCGGCATATAATGCTAGATTTGCAAGCCAAAATCAATTAAATTTACAGATTAATCCCAGAAGTTTTTCTCAACCTTTAGGCAGAATAACTAGTGATTTAGCTGATTTTGAATCTGCATTGAAAGCTTCTAATGCTCGCGTACTTGCATTCGGAGCTTCTACTGCTGTATTAGGTGGTGCAGTAAAGACTTTTAAAGAATTAGCTAATATAACTATTGAAATTGAAAAATCTCTAACAGATGTTAATCGTGTTTTAGGTTTATCAACTTCAGGATTGCAAAAATTCTCAAGTGAATTGTTCACTATATCTAAACAAACAGCTTCGTCTTTTGACGATGCTACAAAAGCTGCTTTAGAATTTTCTCGTCAAGGTTTAAATACAGAAGAAACATTAAAAAGAACTGCTGATGCTTTAACTCTAGTTCGTTTAACTGGAATAAGTTCTAGACAAGCCGTTGAAGATTTGACTTCTACAATCAATGGATTTTCTAAAGCTGGATTAACAACAGCTCAAGTTGTTAATAAATTAGCAGCAGTTGAACAAGATTTCGCAGTATCAGCAAGCGATTTAACTGAAGCTTTGTCAAGAACAGGTCAAGCAGCCCAAGAAGCTGGAGTTGATTTCGATCAACTAAATGCTTTGGTTACAACCGCTCAACAAAGTACAGCAAGAGGTGGCGCTGTAATTGGTAACGCATTAAAAACAATTTTTACTCGTCTACAAAGAACTGATACTCTAGATCAGTTAGAAAAATTTAATATTATTGTTCGCGATGTCGAGGGTAATATTTTACCAGCCGTTCAAATTTTACAAAATTTTGCTAATAAATATAATGATCTTGCTGACGCTCAACGCGCTCAATTATCAGAACAAGTAGCTGGTGTTTATCAAGTTAACATTCTTAAAGGAATTGTTAATGATTTAACAAATACTCAAGGAACTTATACAAAAGCATTAGAAAGAGGAGCTAAAGCTTCAAATGAAGCTGATTTGGCAAATCAAAAATTAAATAAAACTCTAAGCGCACTCGCTACTCAAACAGGTTTAGGTTTACAGCAATTAGCTAATAATGTAGGTAAAGTAACGTTTGCTCCAATATTTGAAGCTATAGTATCTCCAGTAAATGATGCCGTAAAATATATAAATGACACTTTAGAGGGAGAAGGTCCGGGGTCTATTTTTGCTAATGGTTTATTAAAAGGTATTCGCAATGTAATTACTGGACCGGGATTGGCTATTGCATTTGCAGTTATTGCTAAAGTCGCTAAAAATACATTTGAAGATGCTACAAAAGCTTTGCCAGCTATTTTAGGTTTAACAACAGAAGCTCAAAAAAGAGCGAATATTGAAAAATCAATATTATCAATTCTTCAGGGTCAAAGCCAGTTATCAATGGCTCTTCAAGGACAACAAGGTAACGAAATTGCACAAGCGCAAACATTATTAAATTTTGCAAAATTACAAACAGCACAGTATCAACAACAATTACAATTAGCTCAACAATTAGCTCCGTTATTGTCTGCTCAAGGAGCAACCGTTGGAGCTAGAGGCATTCAAGTAGGGCCAAGAATAAAAGCTGGTGGTCATATTCCAGCATTTGCTGAAATGTCTGAAAGAATGGGTGCAGCCATGGGTGGTTACAAGGCTGGTAAGGTTATAAAAGCTCCAAGCTCAGTAGGAGCTAACACTTACATGAATACAGCGGAGGAAACAAAATATGTTTCTGGTTTTAATCAACCATTTATTAATCCTCCTGCTGGATCAAAAGCTGGTCGCGCACACAGAAAAAATTCTATAAATAAAACTGGTATTGATCCATATATGTATGGTGGATTTATACCTAATTTTGCAACTAAAAAAGATCAAATTTTGTTTAATAAACGAATTGGAAGAGCTTTTGAAGATAAAGTCGGTATGGATATTGGAATGTCTCCTTCGTTCAATAAGCCTATAGATTTTATAAGCGTACCTAAAGTTCCATCTGATCCAGCTAAAGAGTATAATAAAAATTTTTATTCATCACAAACATTTGCAGATGCTTATAGTGGCACCGGACATAATGCAGCGACTAATATTGGAAAAGTAATAAGACATCTTAATTTGAATTATGGTAATATACTTAAAAATCCATATTCAGATGATTATTTTTTTGATGGAAAAGATTTAATTTTAGATCCTAATTTTACTGAAATAATAGGAAAAGGAAAAGATCAGCCGATTGCTATTGCTAGTAGTAGAGCATCAAGTTTAGCTCCTGATTCTAAATCTGTATTTTTGCAAGGCTTAAACAAAAAGCAACAAACAAAAGCTTTAAAACAAAGAATTATAATGGAGTTTGCCAAAGATAAGGTAAATGTTGATTACGATAAATTTAATGGTTTTATTCCTAATTTTGCTGTACCAATGAGTACTGCAAGAATTCCTTGGTTTAAAAAATATTCTAGTAAATATAAAGATATTGCTGGTGATACAGATCTTTTCAAAATGGGAGATTTTCCTACTTATGGAAAAGGTTTAAATCACGAATACGCTAAAAAAGGTAATGCCAATATGCTTTCTTATTTGCATGAAGACTTTGTTAGATCTGCATTAAATATAGCTTTAGGTTCAAAAAAGGTAATAAGACCATCAGAAGTTGGGTTTAAAAATAAACCTATAGGTGATATAGCAAATAGTAATGATTTTGATTTATTATATAAAATTGCTGATGGTTCATACAGCATGTTGGAGTTGAAGCAAGATTTCAAAAATATTTCTGGATCAATTAGTGGATTCATGAATGCTAAACTTGAAAATCTTAAAAAAGAAAATCCAGAATTGGCAAAAAAAGTAAGTTCGATGATAGCGGTATCAAATATGCCTAAATTTATTGATCCTACTGGTAAAAATCCAGCAGGACAATTTAGTGAATTTGAAATGGCCGCTGCATCAATTGTTAAAGATAAATATTCAAATGTTAATCCTACAATAAGCGCAAAACTCACAAAAGTTACAGACGGTTTATTAAGAAGATACGAAGCTAAGAAAAATACTGTATATGGTGGTTTTATACCTAACTTTGCTTATGAACAAGCGGTAATGGGTCTTGAACAAAGTATGAGTGGTAATAAAGCTATTCTTGATACTAAGTCTGGACCTTTTCCATTTATTAGAAATAGCAGTCAGCCAAATTTTGCTTCTGCTATCTCAGACCATGGTGGTTTAAAAAATGCTTTGAATGATTCAATGCGTAATCAAGAAGCCGCTGGATTAATGAGCAAAGGGTTTGTCCCAAATTTTGCGACTTTAAATGCTAAACAATCTTTAGGTATGGATTTTGGAGCTTTAACTGGTTCAGAACAACAATTATTTGTTGAATTGAATAAAGCTCTTTCTAGATTAACAAGAGATATAAATTTATCAGCACAAGAGCAGGCGATGTTGCAAAATACAGTTCAACAAAATGCTCAAGCTTTACAACAAAGCACTAAATCAAGTACGATAGTTGCAGAGGCAAATAATGGTTTAATTAAAGCTACTCAGCAAAATCAAAATGCACAGAAAAAAGCTGCTGCTGCATCCGCAGCTTCCGCAGCAGCGGCACTAAAGCCAATGCCTTCAAGATCTGTTAATCCTGCTTCTATAAATCCGAATACAATTTCAGCAAATCGTGGGGGTTTGATGAATTCATTATCATCAATGACTAATAAATTATCTGGAAACGTTGGTTTTCAGATAGCGGTTCCAATGATTGCTGGACAGTTAGAATCAATTATTGCACAAGGTAGAGATAGATCTGAAATGAGTTATGGTCAAAGATTGGGATCAACTGGTGTTAGCGCAGCTTTAACTGGAGCTAGTACTGGAGCATTGATAGGCAGTATAATTCCAGGATTTGGAACAGCATTAGGCGCAGCAGTTGGGGCAGCGGTTGGATTTGGTGGAGCCATGATTAACGCAAGATCTAATGTTGATGATTTTGCAAAATCAATTCAGAATGCAACTCAAAAAGATAAAGAAGCTGAAAATGCAGTACAAGGTTATACAAGTTCTTTAAAAAAACTTGAAGAAGGCGGATTGACTCCAAAAGAACGAGAAAAAACAGAAAAAGAAAGACAAAAATATTTATTAAAAATACCTGCCGCTATAAAAGCAGGAATAAATCCAAACGCTTCATCCGCTGAAGTTGAAAAAACTTTAGAAGACCTTCAGATATCAAACGATAAAAGAGAAAAAGTAAGAAATTTACAAGTTCTTGCATCGTCCGATTTAACTAAAGATCAATTTGATACAGCAAGACAAACAATAGCTGAATTATCATTAGTAGATAAAAGATTTAAAAATATAGCTGACGCTATAACTTCATCACAGACTGGTGAAGAAAGGGCTGCATTTTTAGCAAAAGGTGGGGGTTTAGAGCAACAATTATCTAGATCAGAAACTTTTAAATCTTTAAAACCAGAAGAACAAAAACAAGTTATTGAAGGATTTAGAAATGCTTTTGCTGAAAATACACAAGGAACTATAAGAGCTTCTAAGTTAGGAACTAGTATGCAAGATGCCAGACAAGTTGCAGAAGAAATCAAAAGAACTGCTCCTAATAATAGTGCAAAAAAATCGGCTTCAGATATATATTTAGAAATAGATAAATTTTTAAATTCTACAGCTATCACTCTTAGACAAACATTAGCTGAAGAAGAATTCGCTGATAAGTTCAATGAATTAAAAACAACATTTGAAAATTCTTTAGTAGAAGGTTTAATTTCTCCTGTAAAATCAATTACAGCACAAACAGAATTAAAAAAGAGTAATTTACAAAACGCTTATAATAGAGAAATAAAAACAGCTAACTTAGATTTTACAACAAAATTCGCTGATCAGATAAGAAGTACTCCTGTATTGGGAAGCAATCCAACAGTAATTCAAAAATTAAAAGATTTTACGAATAAAGAAGGTGGAGCGACTACAGCGGAACTAGAGCAGTTTATAAACGAAGCTCCATTAATGACCATTCCACCAGATACATTGCAAAAAATAATGAAAATGATATCTGATCAAAAAGCTCTTGAAAAAGATAAAGCAGATAATTTGTCTAGAGAAAAAAAGAATCTTGATGAAAGTGGTCGCCAAGCGATTTTAAGAGAAGAGCTATCTCGATCTGCAAATATTAGAGCTTCTCAAATGGGTTCTGCACAGATGGAAAGAAACATTATACTATCTGGAAGACAAACAACTTCTGAAATTCAACAAGCAAGAGAAGATAGATATTTAAACGATGTTTCGAATTTTTATAACATGGGTATGCAGAGACAATCAGAGCTTCGCATTGGTTATAGAGAAACTGCGACTGCAAGAAATATTCAAACGTTTAATGCAAATCAATTAGAAACAGCTAATACAAATGTTTTAGATGCTGAAAGGCTTCGTATAACAAATGAAATAGCAACCGCTAATGCTGCTAATAATAAACAATTAGCAGATTCATTAAGAAAATCTCCATTATTGAATCAGACTAATTTAGAAAATCTTGAAACATTACAACAAACAATATCTGAACAAGAAAAATATGTAAAATCATTGAATGGTCAAGGTGAGCAATTTACTGCTGCAAATAATTCTTTAACTCAGTTGAAACGAATTCAGGCAGATATAATAAATAATACCAAAAGAGAAACAGAATTGCTAAAAATAAGAAATGAAGAAGAAAGAAAACGAGTTCGTGATGCTAAATCTTTTTCTGTTGGATTGAGTGCTGGTTTTGATGATATAAATAAAGAAAGAGAAACTTTTGCAAATGACTTTGGACAAAAAATTCCAGGTTTATTTAGAGATGGTTTGGTTGGAGCTATGGATGCTGCTCTTAATAAAGCTGATGATCTTGAATCGGCTTTGATGGGAGTAGCTGCTTCTTTCTTAAGAGAAATACAAGGAATGATGTTGCGCAATATTGCTAATAATATAGTAGGAAGTATTGGAAGCTCTTTTTCATTTGGTCAACCTAAATCAGCAATTGAAGCGGGACAGCAAAGAGGCGGATTCATTCGCGCTCAAAAAGGAATGTATATCAGCGGCGGAAGAACTGGAGACAAGAATCCTGCATTGCTTGAAGATGGCGAATACGTATTAAATAGAAATGCTGTCAAATCTCTTGGTGGTCCAAGAGCTATTGATCAATTAAATTTTAATGCATTTCCACGTTTTGCCACAGGTGGAGATCCCGGTTCAATGTCAGCTTCTGTAAATATGGATGCTCCATTTGAAAGATTAAGCATGTATGGACGCGAACAAAGTCCAGAGTTCCAAAATTATTTAGAAAAAATTAGAGAAGAAGAAGCTGCTAAAGAAAAGAAACGTGCAGAAAGAAAAGCTTTATTAAACCAATTTATTGGAACATTAATTAGTACTGGTGTATCGATGGGCATATCTTCTGCTGTTAGCGCTGCTAAAAATAGTTCAATGGCAAATGCAAATTTGAAGGGCGCAACAGGATCTATGTCTAATGGAACAACAACACAAGTAACAAATTTTGCTGATGCTAAATCTTTGATTGACAGTGGCGGTTCAATTACATTAGCAAATGGTTCTGTTTTAACAAAATCTAATTTTGCTGATGGTTTTTCAAGATCAACATTTAATGAAGTTGCTGCAACTAGATTTTCTCAGTCTGGAATAAGAATTAATTCAGGAAATTTATTTAGAAAATCTTCAGCTACTTTAATGGGTAAAGATTATGCTAATCAAGCTGTTAAAGAAAATTTTACAAATCCTGCTGCTGCTTTTAGTCGTTCACAATCTATATATGAATTCACGCCTTATAAAGGAAAACAACAAGGTGGTGCAATCGGTTTTAATCAAGGTGGATTTTTACCATATGGTTCACGTTTAACTGATAGTATTCCAGCTTATTTAACGGGTGGCGAATATGTTGTAAATAGTAGAGCAGTTAGAAAATATGGTGTTGGTGGATTAAATAAAATAAATTCTGGCGTAGCAAGATTCCAAGATGGAGGAATGGTTGATACTGAAACAAGCTCTCCGTCTAACACTTCAAATACTTCTAATAATAATGTTTCTATAAATATTACTGTTAATGCAAGTAGTGGTAAAGTTGGAGATCAAGAATCAGATTCTAATAACGAAGGAACAGAGGGAAATGCTAAAGAATTAAGTAATAGAATTAAAGCTGTTGTTCTTGATGTTATAACAACCGAACAAAGAACTGGCGGATTATTAGATTCAACTAAGAAACGATAATGAAATTCTCACAAGCTCAATATGATCAAACAGTTTACATTGGTGGTCGTAAATTAGATTATGTCACCGATGTAGATGGATCATATTCTAATACAGTAAGACCTATTAATATAATGGGTCAAGGGACTATTAAAAATGTTGTAGCTTCTATACCTCAAGGAGATTTTTCGATAACAAGAACAATGATTGCAGAAGATTTTATGCGTCAATATACGGGTATTGATTCTTTTATAAGAGGATCTATAAATTATTCAGATAAAGTTTTTGGTTTTGAGTTGGGAAGTTTAACTTCTTATTCTTATTCTGTAAATTATGGTGAAGCTCCTGTTGCTAACTATGGTATAACTGTATATGGCGATATTGGTAGTGGTTTATATATAGATAGTACAAATACAACAATGCTTGGTGATGCATCATCATTAAATGCTATTGGTTACAATACTGATAATCCAGCAGTTGTGCCTCTTCCAAGTACAATAAGTATCACATGTGATGGTAGTACTACGAATAGAGTGGTAAGCTTTGATTTATCTACTCAAATAAATAAACATGAGATTTGGCGCACAAATTCAACCTCTCCATTTCAAATTAAAACTAAATGGCCCATTGAAGTTTTAACAAATATAACAATGGAAATTGATGACTATGAATTAAGAAGACAATCTGATGCTTTAAGAACTAATGCTTTTAATGTTTTTTCTATTAATATTAATGGAATCGTTTATGAAGATTCTGAACTGCTAACAGAAGATGGCGTGTCGATAACAACTGAAGCTGGAGTTCCTTTATTATTTAAACAGAAAAATGAGGTTGATCCTAGCACTAATCAGATTTTTAATTTTAACAGTTCTAATACAAGATTAATTTCTGAACAATTTACTAGCACGGTAGATGATGTAGCTATTGTTAAACTAACATATTTAACATATTTAAATAAAACATATCCATCATACGTTGGAAATTATTTAGAATAGTTTTTATAATAATAAAGGTGTAATATAAAATATGGGCGATAAAATATCAGCATTACCAGAATCTTCGACGATTGCATCGACAGATGTATTGTTGAAATCAAATGCCGCAGGTTCGACAGAAATTATTACATTTGATAATTTTCAAACTAATTTTAATTTTCTTAGAACCACTGGTTCTAATACGATGCAAATCGGTGTTTCTGATTATTCTTTACCAGTAATTAGAATACCATCAAATAATAAATATGTAGGTGTCGGTGGAGGATCGAATTTTGTTCCTTCTTCTATTTTGCATATTAGTGGTTATGCTGGACAAAATGCTATTTTGACAATACAGTCGGCCTCTGGATATACAGGTTATCTTAAATTAGCTGATAATAATTATCCTTGGTATTTAGGAAACGTTCCTAGTGGAAAATTTTTTATTAGTGGCGATTCTGCTAATATCTATTATCCATCTATAAATATTGATACTGATGGTCGTATGTTGATCACAGATGGTAGTCAATATTCTGTTGCTAATGTTGAATCAGATATTAATATGCAATTTTTTGCCAAAACTGGTTTAAGAATGTCTTTTGATAACAATGTTATTAGTAATGATATAGATTTTGATTATAGTGGTATTCAGAGCAGTAAAAATTTATATATAAATTATTATCAAGATGGTAATATAACAAGTGGTACTTTCTTTGGTTTAAGTGGTGCTGTTTTTACTGATCATGATAATGGTTTGACAAGAATTGGAAATAATGATGATAGATCTCCTGATGCTAGATTGATGGTTACGAATGATACTACAAATGGTACAACATATAAAACAGTTTTAATTGAAGATGTAACTAGTCCTAATTTACATTGGAGAAAAATAGGTTCTTCAACTACTGTTTCTGCTACATTTGATCCAAGTACTAGTCAGTTATATTGGGGTAGAAATAAATCACCTGGAGCAATTAGTTCTTCAGATCCAATTATATTTGATTTATCTAACAGAAGAATAGGTGTAGGTGTTGATCCAAGCGCATCAATTGATATTTCAGGAGCAAGTAGTACATTATTTACAAGATATCAGTCTGCCAGCGAAACAATGGTAATAAAATACCAAATTAATTCAGAAGTTGGTAGTGCTTTTAATGAAATTTTTACTACATACTCATCTGGCGCTAACAATAACATGATTGTTGGCTATAAATTTCAAGGTGATAATATCTATGGAGATAGCAATGGATTAGGTGTGTTCTTTTGGCAAACAGGCACTTCTTCTAACGTCTATAATTCTTCAAGAAATGTAGCAACAATATCTGATCATGGCGATTTAGATATAAATAGATATTATAGTACAAATAATAAATATTGTCAGGGAAAATTCATACAAACTCATAGAGCTACATCTTCTGATGCATATGATCCTGTATATTTACATTTAGATAATATTAATTATAATCATCAAAATTCTGGTAGTTTAAGTTATCATACTTTATGTCAACTAGGAGGAATTATTGAAGGCGTGGATTTTACTTGTAAATTAAATCCTACTATAACAAATGGAACAGGTTATTTAGTTTTTAATAGATTTAATGACTTGATAATGACTGAAGTAGGAGGAATAGATTATGTAAGCGGAACTCCAAGAACCACATCAGTTGGTACAAAAACATTTTTTCAATTATGGGATGCCGCTAACAATATAAATAAAGATCCTCAAGATATTGATTTATCTACATTTGTTTATGTATCTGGTGCTATTACGGGTCAAGATTTTTTCAATCTTAAAGCTAGAAGATCAAATACTACTGATGGTCAAAAATTCTATGGCGCTAGTATAAATACTTTAGAATTTAATAAATTTGATAATATTGGATGGGTTGCTTATGCAGTTACAGGTGCAACTTCAAGCGATGTGGTTCATTTAGATGGCGCTAAAAATTTAAATACAATAGTTAGTTATTTTGTTGAATCAGACACTTCAACTGAAGTAGGCACATACATCCAACAATAAAATGGCAAATTTTCTTACATTTGAAGAAAATCAAGTTTTAATAAATAATAATCTATTTCCAGCGAATAATATTAGTTTGCAATTAAATGCAAATACAGTTCCTGTAAAAGATGTTTATGGTAATTTGCTTTATTATTCTCCAACAGGCCCAATTCAGGGGACTGTAGGATTAAATTTTTTTCTAACTGGTGCTATACCTAGTTATCTTAGATTGGAAAATCAAGATGAAACTCCAGTCAAAATTGCTTTTAATAGATTACTGATACCAGATTGTTATTTAACAAGTTTGAGTTTTTCAGTAAAACCATTTGAGCCGATTCCGGTAAGAGCAGAATTTGTATTTTATCATGGAGTTAAAGCTTTAAATACTAATCCTTTAATATTAAATAATAAATCTACGAATATACCAGCAAATGGTGTCGCGTATGCAAATAATTTATTTACTTCAGGATTAAATACGTTGAATGGTATGTCTAGTTATATCTTAACTGACAATAGATCGTCTTATATTGAAAATGCTGCTGATTTTGTTGTAACTGATTTTGATTATCAATTTTCTGTAGAGCGTGTTCCAGTTTTAAGAGTTGGAGATACGTTTCCTTTGCGAGTAGCTATGAAAGAAGCCAATGGTGAGTTTAGTATAACTACTAATAATATTGATGGATATCTTGATATTCATGGAAATACTGCTGAATTTTCTGCTGTATTAAGAGATAATACAAACTTGAATATTAATGATACTATAAATTTAACTGGTATAATAATAGATCAAAATTATGAAATAAGTGATGATAATTATGGATTAAGTAAAATAAAAATGACTCAAGCACTTAATAGAAAACGCTCACCAGTTACTATACCTATGGAAGTTAGCAATCCAAATATAATTGCACCTCCTACAGTTAATCCGGTCAATCCTATTGTAATTCCGGGATCTGTTGTAATATCTGTACCAATTGTTGAAGAACAAAAACCAAATCTAAAAGATCCAGAGGTAAGTACTGGTACTACTACAGCACCAGAGACTGATGAAGATGAATATTATTACTATGTCGTTCTATTTGATTTAGTTATATATAGTTTAAATCCAAATTATAGATCCATAATAACAGAAACTTTACCCAATTCTCCATCTTTAAAATCTTTTAGCGAAAATAATTTAACTTATAAATTTAATTTAATTCAATTCCCTGTTAATAAAATTAAATTAATTGGTCGTCAAAATGAAGATGGTGAATTTTCAACAGTTTGGTTTGAAAAGAAAAATCAATTAGGATGTTCATTCAAAGTTAACAAAAATTTTAAAGATAATTTTAATGCGACCAGTTTCTATTCTAATTATTCTTCGAATTTAGCATTCAGATTTTCTTTTAAAGCTGAAGATAATCAAACTTTATTGAAGGAATATTTATTTAGTGATTTGTTTGATTGGTTAGGGGAAACATCTAATGGAAGTGGAACTGAAAAAAATCCTTATTTAATAAAAGCAGGTAATGTTGGTTTTGCTGGAGTTGGTAATCAAAATTTATGAAAGCTGTAAACGATTATAGAATATTAATGCCGAATGTCCCGTATTACGAGACAGGAATTGCATTTAATGAGTATGAAATTGTTTATTATACTGGTATAAATGCTGGTACTTATACGGATAATACAAAAACACCGCCAATAACTGAAACTGTAATAAATCCAGTATTAGGAAAAACTGGATACTATTATTTAAAAAATGAAAAATATAATGTTTCTGGAGACAATAAGTTTTGGACAAGACCAGATAGCGTTTTAAATGGCGATTCATTATCTAGCTGGTGGGTTCAAAATTTCTTTTTTATTCCTACTTATGGATCTTCAGTCCAATTTAATGCGAACTATTATGAAAATATGTTTGAAGATCAATACAGATATGTATTGGGCAAAAGCGAAAATGTAATTCAAGTATCGGCAACGTTAAGTTTTCAAGGAGTTACTGATAATGAAGCTCGCGCATTAAATCATTTTTATCAAAATTATTTTACAAAAAGTGGTTTAGCAAATGGTCAAGGAATGCAACCTATTGAAATGAGTTTATTTTATCCTCATGATAAAGTCAGACCATTTTACTTAAAATCTATAAATAATGATTTAGAAAATGTTGATTTTAATAATATTACTTTAGAAGTTGAATCACCATTTATTTCTTTAACATCGTGGAAAGAAAAATTAATTTCTTTTAAGACATCTGAAAATAATTATTATGATACATTGCAATATTCAAAACATGATTATGTTTTTGAATATAAATCAAATAATAGTTCTGAAGGATTTTTTTATTGTTCTGGAGACAGTATTTTAGGAGTAAGTCCATATTCAGATGGCGTTGAAAATTTATGGACTCAAAAATTTTATTTTTCACCAGACCTTATTGAGACTTTAAATTTTGAATCTTCAATGTATAAAAATGATTTAGGTAATTTTTACTTAAATCAATCTGTTGGTATAAATCCTAACTTTTTTGATCTTCAATTAAGCTTTAATAATAGAAACGATAAAGAAGCGAAAGCTATATTGCACTTTTTAGAAAATCATAATGGTTTAGAGTTATTTGAATATGACATGTTTCCTCCATATACAGGAACAAGAGCTTTTTTCTGTCCCGAATGGAATCATACATATAATTTTGCTGATAATCACACAATCAAAGCCAGATTAATTGAATCTAAATTCAATTATATAATTGATGATCAATTTGATACCGCTTTAAATCCAAGTGGAATTAATTTTGGATTTGTTCCACTAGGTTTTTCTAAAAAACAAATAGTAAAAATTAAAAATAACGAATATAAACCTGTTACTTTTACTATTAGTTCTGATATTTTTGATCCAAATTCAGTACAAAATACAGATGTAAATTTTGTTCATCAATTAGATAATGAGTCTCAAATTCAAACTGCTAAAGGTGGCGGTTATGCTAATTATACAATAGATTGCGATCTTGAAACTTCTAATGAAGGTATTTTTGCTAGTACATATTTTAAATATACAGGAGCATATCAATTTGTACAAGAAAAAGAAAATGATGGTATAATTGCGGATAATGAATTAAAATTAAATTATTCAGGAGAGTTTTATGATTATGGAGAAACAATCAATACTGCTTTTTTAAGTGGATTAAAAAATTGTGTTGCTAGTCCGTATTATGATTTTTCTATAAATCAACTTTGTTTAAAAACAAAATTTGTTATACCTCAAAGTGGATACTATTATAATAATTTTTCTGGAAGATTATCGACTACTAGTGGTTCGTTTGTTGCAAATCAATATACAGGATCTTCTAAAGGTGTGGTATTAAATAATACAAACGATTTATACGAAATTGGTGTTCCGAATGAAACTGCTTTTGAAATGAATTTTACTGGTATTTCTTTAGGAGTTGATTATTTTTTAAGAGTTAGTGGTTTAAATACAAACTATTTAGGACTAAATAGTAGTCCTTATGTTTTTGCATCTGGAGTAGATAGAATAACGGATCAAATTACTAATCAACAAGTTATTTCAGGATTAACTGTTAATAATTTAGCAAACTTTAATATAAATCCTCCTGTTATCAGACTTGATGGAAGTGTAGAAACTTTTTATATAAAAAATGATAGAGCTAGTTATTTTGATTTGTATAAATTTGTAGAAACAAATGCCAGATTTGGAAGTGCTTTTTCTTTATATTCTGGCGTTAAAATATATTTTGATAATTCGTATTATGGGCCTTTAATAGCCGATTCTGATTTAAGTGTTTATAATACAGGTTCTTTTATTATAACAGGAAATTATTCAATGATGCCATCAGGTGTAACTTTGAATTTTACAAAGACTAATGTAATAGGAAAAGGTGGAAATGTTTGCGATATTAAAGATATTGATAATCCAGTTTATTCAGGTAAAAACGCTTTTTATATTCATTGCAGTGGAATAATTAATATTAATAAAGATTATGATTCTATTTTTGCGGCAGGTGGTGGTGCTGGTGATAATATTGAATTAGGTGATGTTGTAAAATATGAATCAAATAAATACACAACTTTAAAAGATGATTTTTCTACAACTTCTAATGTCACTCAATTTAACACTTTGAAACTTCATTTTAACAAAGCAAATACAATTTTAAATAAAGATCAGACTTCTGCTCAAGGATCATCTATTTTATATGATTTTTTTGATCCTACAAGAAAACCAATTCCTTATAAAGTTTTTGGAGGTGCTGGCGGGGGGCTTGGCAAAG